GTTATAAGGGTTCTTCTCCTTATGACGCTGGTCTATTCTACTGCCCATACGTTCCTCTACAAATGGGTCGTGCAGATGACCAGTTCACATTCCAACCAAAGATTGGTTTCAAGACTCGTTACGGCATGGTTGCAAACCCATTCGCTGAAGGCTTGAATGCTGGTAACGGTAAACTGAATGCACAATCAAACGTTTACTATCGTTTGTTCGCAGTCAAAAACTTGATGTAATTATTGAGTATGAAGCCTCCTTTAAGAGAGGCACTTTAAAAAGGGACCTTCGGGTCCCTTTTTTTGGTCTTATAAATACTTGTATGACCGCATTAACAAGAACACCATTAAATACCAATCTACTACAATCGTCCAAATTTATCTTGGCATTCAATAGATTACCTACTGTGCAATATTTTTGCCAAGAAGCAAACTTGCCTGGCGTTTCTTTAGGCTCTACTGAATTTAATACACCATTAGTTAATGTTCCAGTCGCAGGAAACAAACTAGAATACAGTGAATTCAAAGTTACATTTTTAGTAGATGAGCAATTACAATCTTGGTATGAATTATACAAATGGATGTTAGCAATTGCATCACCAAAAAGTTTCACAGAAAGAAGCACACTGAATCAATTGCAGAACCAATTTACATCTAAGACAAGTTATTATTCCGATGCGAGCCTAACTATAATGAGTGCATTGAATAATCCATTAATCAGAATAAACTATCAAAGAATGTTCCCTATTGAGTTGAGTGATATTGATTTTGATACACAAAAATCTGCTGATAATATTATTACAGCAACGGCAACTTTTAGATATGAATACTTTGATATAACACCGGCTTAACTTTACTAAATTATATTATGGAAACACTTGAACAAATTTTAAAACTTTGGACAACTGACTCTGAAATTGATCAGACAGAACCAGGAAAAGAATTGATTCGTATACCAATTCTACACAGTAAATACTTACAAATACTCACAAAACATAAAATGGCTTCAAAGAAAGCACATTTCGATTATATCCGTATGCGTAAGATTAAACATGAATACTATTCAGGTAAAATGGACAAAGAAGAATTAGACAAATACGGATGGGAACAATTTGGTTATGCACTGAAGTCCGATCTTCCTACATATTTGGAATCTGACAACGATTTGATTAAGTTGTTAGAAAAGAAAATTTACCATGAAGAAGTTGTCTCTGTTATTGAATCTATTATGGGTGAATTGAAACAAAGAACATGGCAATTAAAAGAATATATTGGATGGGAGAAATTCATTGGAGGACAATAAACCAGACATAACAGTCTCAAAAGTTAATGAAGTCTATTTGAAGTTGGAATGTGAACGACATATAGCACAAGAACTTTCAGAATTTTTTACATTCTTTGTACCAGGTCACCAATTTGTTCCTGCATTTAGGAATAAAATCTGGGATGGTAAAATTCGTCTTTTTGATCTACGCAGTAACCAATTGTATTATGGTTTAATAGATTACATACAAGAGTTTTGTCATTCTAGAAACTATAAGTTAAAGTATGACCACAATATAGATGTTGAAGATGAATTTTCTGTGTATCATGCAAAGAAGTTTTTTGATTCTTTGAATGTTACTTCACGCGGACAAGAAATTGATATCCGTGAACACCAAGTAAATGCATTATGTCACGCAATGCAAAGACGCCGTGCTTTGTTATTGTCACCAACTGCCTCAGGCAAATCCTTAATCATTTATTTAATTGTACGTCAGTTACTCACATATCAAAAGTTAAAAGGCCTGGTAATCGTTCCAACAACGTCCTTAGTTGAACAATTGTACTCAGACTTTGCAGATTACTCACAACAAAATGATTTTAGAGTTGAAGAGAATGTACACAGGATTTATCAAGGTAAAGATAAACATACAGACTTGCCTTTAACAATATCTACATGGCAATCCTTATATCAAATGCCACCTAGTTATTTTCACCAATTTGATTATATCATTGGTGATGAAGCACATTTATTCAAAGCACAATCATTAACAAGCATCTTAACTGCATGTATCAATACAAAGTATCGAATAGGACTCACTGGAACACTCGACGGCACCAAGACGCACAAGTTAGTATTAGAAGGTTTATTTGGTGCAACCAAACGTGTTATAACAACAAAAGAGTTAATTGACAAGAAAGAATTGGCAGATTTTGAAATAAAATGTTTAATATTGAAACATCCAGATGAAATTTGTGAAGAAATGAAAGATTCCGATTACCAAGAAGAGATACAATATCTGATTGCAAATGAACAACGTAATAAATTTATTAAAAATCTTGCGGTAAGTATGAATAAAAATACACTTATTTTGTATCAAATGGTTGCCAAGCATGGACAAGTCCTGTACGATATGATTCGGAACACAGAGAAAATCGGTGATAGAAAAGTATTTTTTGTCCACGGGGGGACAGAAACTGAAGATAGAGAAAACATTCGAAAGATTATGGAGACTGAACAAGATGCTATTGTTGTGGCTAGTTTTGGTACCTTTTCTACTGGAATTAATATTAGGAATTTACATAATATTATCTTCGCATCTCCGTCAAAGTCACGAGTTCGTAGCCTTCAATCTATTGGACGAGGTTTGCGACAGGCAGAAGGAAAAGAAAAGGCAACTCTCTACGACATTGCAGATGATCTCAGATGGAAAAAACACATGAATTTTACTCTTAAACATTTTGTAGAAAGAGTGAAAATATATACAGAAGAGAAATTCTCTTTTAAAACTTATAAGATTGGACTCAAAAGTGACAATTCAAAAAACTAAAATTATAAGACTGCAATCAGGTGAAGATTTGATTGGCACAGTCACAGTAATAGAAGATCAAGTTTTAATCTCTGAACCTATGGTTTTTCAAGTTGATAATCGTGGAGGTCAATCTCGTGTTATGATGACATTCTTTCTGCCAGAAAAGTTGGTGGAAGAAAATGAAATTATGATATCAAAAGATGATGTACTTTTCATGGTTAACCCAAATCAAATGTTCCTTGAAAAGTATCAAGAGGCAATGGAACAATACTTCTATGAAGAAGATCCAGCAACAGTAATGAAGGAATTAATAGTCCAAGCATTCCTAGAAATGGATCCAGAAGAAAAGATAATTCATTAACTTTAAGCATCAACACCGGGATACTATCATCTGTCAAGCCCTTTTGTCAACAATTATTATGGTATAAATGAATGAGCACCAAACACTACATTAACAACAAAGATTTCCTCAATGAACTTATTGCTTACAATGAGCGTAAGAAAACTAATCCAAATGAACCAATACCAAATTATATTGGTGATTGTTGGATGAAAATTGCCGAAGGTCTATCACACAAACCAAACTTTATTGGATATAGTTACAGAGAAGAAATGATATCTGATGGTATCGAAAACTGTTTAATGTACTTTGAGAACTTTAATCCAGACAAATCATCAAATCCTTTTGCTTATTTTACACAGATCATTTACTTTGCTTTCCTTAGACGCATCCAAAAAGAAAAAAAACAATTATACATAAAATATAAATCAACTGCACATCATGGTGTACTCGATGAATATGAAATGACTGATTTGGATAGTGGATCAACAAAACAATTTGAATTGTATGAAAACATTGCCGATTTCATTGAGACCTATGAAGAGAGTCAATTAAAGAAAAAGTATGACAAGAAAGTTGCAAAGTTAAAGCCGAAAGGCATGGAAAAGTTTTTTGAGGAAGAATAATTATGATATTAGTTACAGGTGGAGCAGGTTTTATTGGTGGAAACTACGTTCGGCATATTGCAGATGAAAATCCAATCATTATTGATAATCTTTCATATGCATCAAATCAAGAATACATTAAAGATGTTGGAATTTTTCATAAAGTAGACATTACAAACCAAGAAGAGATTGCAGAAGTATTCTATAAGTATAAAAATGTGATTGATACCGTTATTCATTTTGCTGCAGAAAGTCACGTTGATAACTCAATTAATGATTGTAATCCTTTTATCAATACAAACATTAACGGTACAGTAAACTTGTTAAATATGTGCGTGAAGTACAAGATCAAAAAATTTGTACACATGTCTACAGATGAGGTATTTGGTGTTGTAGATTACCCCAATAAGTTTAATGAAAATTCACCAATAGCACCAAGAAATCCATACTCAGCATCTAAAGCTGCCGCAGAACATTTTGTTATGGCTTATGGAAACACATACAAACTTCCATACATCATTATCAATAGTTCGAATAACTATGGACCAAACCAACACTCAGAAAAGTTGATACCAAAAACATTGAATTGTATCAATTACGATTGGGATATTCCAGTTTACGGCCAAGGCAATCAAGTTAGAGATTGGCTGTATGTTGAAGATACTTGCCGTGCAATAAAAACTATCGTTGACAAAGGAGTCATTGGCGAAAGATATTGTATTGGTGGTGATTCTGAAATAACTAATTTAGAGATAGTTAACATGATCCTAAATAAAACAGGTGCATCATCTAAAGTTGAACATATTACTGACAGGTTAGGCCACGATAATAGATATGCAATAGATAATTCAAAAATCAATGCCTTAGGTTGGAAACCAACTACAAGTCTATCTGATGGTCTTGATAAAACTATAGAATGGTATAATAATGAAAATTGGTTTTAATTGCAGTACGTTTGATTTTTTTCATGCTGGTCATGTAACAATGTTGAAGATAGAAAAACAACATTGTGACTATTTGATTTGTGCTCTCCAGGTTGATCCTACAATTGATAGGCCAGACACCAAGAACAAACCAGTACAAAGTGTATATGAACGTTATGTTCAACTCCAAGCATGTAAATACATTGATGAAATACTTTTGTATTCCACAGAACAAGATTTAGAAAACTTGTTGATGACACAAACAATTCATATTCGATTCCTTGGAGACGAGTATAAATCTAAGCCATTTACCGGCAAACAATGGTGTTTAGATAATGGCATTGAACTGTTTTATCACAGCAGACAACATCCGTTTAGTAGTTCTTCATTGAGGGAAAGAACTTACCAGTCAGAATTGGCAAGATTGGAAAACTTAAAGAAAAAAGCTTGACACAATGAGTTTGTTAGACTATAATGAGGCTAACCTGCTTAAGGTTTCATCCATAATAAAAAGAAACCTAACACCAGATTTAATACCAAAAAAATGGTGGAAATTAAATATGACCAATCCAACTTTTGGTCATTGCCATAATTCAGCTGGTGCTCTTTATAAAATATTTGGTCATAGGCATGTTCATATGTATCGTGCTAAAGATGACCAAGATATTTGGCATTGGTGGGTTATGGATAATGATAATCGGATTGTAGATTTGACTTCTGAACAATATACAAGTAGAGGCAAAACTCCACCATATGCAGAAGGACAAAAAGCTGGTCTATTGGGTTTTGAGTATAAAAAACGGGTTCTTAGGTTAACAGACAGAGTAATGTACGAATATGAAAATTGCGATAATAACGGACCAACATTTCGGTGCTAGAAATGACTCTCAACATTTCTTGGATTACTATGAGAAGTTTTACAAAGAAACTTTCTTTCCAACACTAGATACTTATGGTATCGGTACAGTTCTAATTCTAGGTGATACGTTTGATCGCCGTAAGTACATCAATTTCTATTCTCTAAAAAGAGCAAAAGAAATGTTCTTTGATCAATTATTTTCCCGGGGCATCAAAGTGCATATGCTTGCTGGAAATCACGATACGTATTTTAAAAATACGAATGATGTGAACTCAGCAGATTTATTGTTGCAAGAATATGGCAATATCAATGTTATTGATAATCCAGCTGAGATATATGTTGGTCCACACAAAATTTGTATGATACCATGGATATGTCCAGAAAATTATGATGATTCTATGCAGACATTAAAAGAAACAGAAGCATCTATATGCATGGGACATTTTGAGATTGCAGGTTTTACAATGCACCGTGGTATGACTTCTGAAGAAGGATTAAGCCGTGATTTATTCCGTAAGTTTGAATTTACATTTAGTGGACATTATCACCACAAATCTGATGCAAATGATATTTACTATCTTGGTAATCCGTATCAATTAACGTGGCAAGACTATGGTGATCCGAGAGGATTTCATTTGTTTGACCTAGACAGTAAAGAATTAACGTTCATACAAAATCCAAACACAATGTTCAATCGTGTTGTTTACGATGATAAGTCTGAATCGATTAAAGAAATTACCAATAAAGATGTGAGTGCGTACACCAACACTTATGTTAAAGTTGTGGTGGTGAACAAGACCAATCCATATCTGTTTGATCAATTTATGAACAAACTTTATAATGTTAATCCTATTGATATTACCATTGTTGAAGATACAATTGACTTGACAGAAGGTGTGGAAGATGATAGAATAGATGAAGCCGAGGATACTATTACTATCATCAATAAGTATGTTGATACACTTGATAATGAAGGTATTGATAACAATAAACTGAAAACTATGATGCGTGAACTATATGTTGAGGCATTGAACTTAGAACAAACTTAAAGGAAAAATCATGAACGAAACTGCACAAGACGTTATTTCAAAAGAAACACAACCAGAACCATCTGTCAACTTGACATTGAGTGTGTCAGAAGTTAATGCAATTTTGGCTGCATTAGATGAAATGCCACATAAGATGAGTCGCCGTGTAATTGACAACGTAATTCAACAAGCACAGGCACAACTACAACAACCTGCTTAAATCTAGATGATTAAATTTCAAACAATTCGATGGAAGAATCTGTTAAGTACAGGCAATTCTTTCACTGAAGTTAGACTTGATAGATCACAAAATACCTTAATCGTTGGTAACAACGGTGCAGGTAAAAGTACAATCTTGGATGCATTGTGTTTTGCACTATTTGGTAAACCATTTCGCAAAATTAACAAACCAAACCTTGTAAACTCAATCAACAACTCAGATACTGTAGTTGAGGTAGAGTTTACTATTGGTAAGAAATCATACAAGATTGTACGTGGAATTAAGCCTAATAAGTTTGAAATTATTTGTAATGGTGTCTTAGTTAATCAAGATGCCAAATCAAAAGATTATCAAGATTATTTGGAGAAGTCGATTCTCAAGTTTAACTACAAGTCTTTTACACAGATTGTTATTCTTGGTTCAGCTTCTTTTGTTCCATTCATGCAGTTGACCCCTGCTGATCGTAGAACTATCATTGAAGAACTTTTGGATATCCAAATCTTTACATCAATGAATGGATTGATCAAAGAGAGAATGTCTGCCATCAAAGAATCTTCTACTGAAAATAAGTATGCTATGCAATCCGTATCTGAAAAGATTGAGATGCAGAAGCAGAACATTGAAGAACACAAGAAAAACAACGAAGAAGAAATTGTTAATAAAAAACAAGAACTTCAAACAAATGAAGATCACATCACAAAAGTAAACAAAGATATTGGATTGATCCAAAAACACATCGATGCATTGCAAAAGAAAATTGATGATAAATCTGTTGTTGAAAGTAAAAGTAAAAAGTTGGTGCAACTAGAAGCAAAAGTAGAAACAACGATTTCTAAGCTTGAAAAAGATATTGCTTTTTACCACAACAACGATAACTGTCCTACTTGTAAGCAACACATTGATGCAGAGTTCAAGAAATTACAGGTTGATGAGACTGTATCCAAAGTCGCATCCAAGAAGAATGGCCTAGAGGAACTTAATAGTGAGTATACAAAGTTGCAAACTCGCCTGACAGAGATTTTGGCTATCTCCAAGCACATTACAGAGCACAACAATGAGATTGTTAAACATAACTCCACAATCACTTCAATCAATAACTATATTACGAAGTTGAATAGAGAAATTAAAGAGTTGAGTGACCGCAAAGAAAATCTATTAGAAGAAAATGAAAAACTAAAACAGTTCAAGGCTGAATTGGCTGATTTGTTGGCAAAACAAGAACAGTTATCTATTGACAAACATTACCATGATTATGCTGCATCTTTGTTGAAAGACAATGGTATTAAGACCAAGATCATCAAACAATATTTGCCAATCATCAATAAATTGGTGAATAAGTATTTGAAAGCAATGGACTTTTTTGTTAACTTCAACCTGAATGAAAACTTTGAAGAGACAATTAAATCTCGTCATCGTGATGAATTTAGTTATGCTAATTTTTCCGAAGGTGAAAAGATGCGTATTGATTTGGCTCTATTGTTTACATGGAGACAAATTGCTAAGATGAAGAATTCTACAAATACCAATTTGTTGATACTGGATGAAGTTTTTGATTCTAGTCTTGATGCAGTTGGTACTGATGAGTTTTTAAAGTTAATGTATGAGATGGGAAATGAAACAAACATTTTTGTTATATCCCACAAAGGCGACCAACTGTTTGATAAGTTTAGATCAATCATTCGGTTTGTTAAAAAGAATAATTTTAGTTTGATTGAAAAATAAGGAATATAAAATGAGTAATACTTTTGTTTATGACACAGGTGAGATAGCGAAAACACCAGTACCAGCAGTTCAAAAACCTAAAATTTTTGAATTAATTCCTGAAGATTATCCATTTTTACGCCAAGCCATACCTGAGTTTGATTTTAAAAATCCTCCTGTAGACCCAAATGAGTTTGCATCTGCATTGGTTGAAACTTGTAAAGAGAATAAAGGTCTAGGACTTTCTGCTAATCAATGTGGTTTTAGTCACCGTGTATTTGTAATGGGTGCCGGAGAAGAATATGTTGCATTCTTTAATCCTGTATTGCTGAGTGCAGAGGGTGAAGAACACATGATGGAGGCGTGTTTGTCTTTCCCACTTTTAGGATTACGTATTACAAGACCCAAAGAAATTACTGTTGGATATCAAGATTTCCGTGGTGAATACCACACTGCAAAATATGTTGGTATGTCTGCAAGATGTTTTCTACATGAGCTTGACCACATGAATGGAATAGTGTATACTGACGTTGCAAAGCCTCTGGCGTTAAAGTCTGGTATGGATAAACGTAATAAAACCATCAAAAATATGGCACGGGCTCAAGCAAGTTATATTAATATGATGAAAAAAAGTAATGTCAAAAACAAAAATTGATTCGGTAGAAAAACAATGGTCTGATTGGTTAGAGAATAATCCAACACATGAGCATATCGACACCGATGCATTGAAGAAAATTCTTATTGAAGATTTGTCTTATGCATCAAAAATGGATGTTAAAGAGTACACACTATATCAAAAATGGTGTGAAGTAAAAGAACGTTATCCTGTTGAGAATGTTTATACTTTGTTTGGTGAAGAATTGCAAATGGTTAATCCTGAGCAAGAAAAAATTATCAAAGAAGTTAAGAAAAACTTTTGGATGCCAAAGACACCCGATGATTATGAAAAACTACAACCTGTTCTTGAGTTGTCTAATGGACCATTAGCTGAAACTTGGAATGCAGTTCGTACATTTTCTTCTACAATGAAGAATAACTCTAATATTGGCCGTAACTTGTTTTACACAGTCAAAGATAAACCTACAGGAAAATATCTTGGAGTGATTTGTATTTCATCCGACTTTCTAGACCTTACACCACGGGATACTGCAATTGGTTGGTCAAGAGATGTTAAGACACAGCAAAGTATGATTAATCACACCGCAATTGGTTCCACTATCGTTCCGTTGCAACCATTGGGTTATAGTTATATGGGTGGCAAGCTTCTTGCACTTTTATGTTTGGCTGATACAGTACAAAAAGATTGGAAAGAAAGATATGGAGACACTCTTGTTGGCGTTACTACAACGTCACTATATGGAAAAACCAAAGCCAACGGGTTATCTCAATACGATGGTTTGGAACATTGGCAGAAAATGGGATTCTCTAGTGGCTCTGTTGCATTTGAACCTTCACGTCCTACTCGTAACATGGTGTTTAATTGGATCAAAGAAAATGAACCAAGAAAATATTTTGAATGGTGGGAAGCAAAGAACCCACAAGGACTTCCATTAAAGCGTGACCACAAAAACAGGTCACTAAACTATGCATATTCTAAACTTAAAATTCCAAAAGAATTAATTCGTACAGAACATCAACGTGGCATTTACTTCTCTCCATTGTATAATAATACAAATGAGTTTCTCCGTAAAGAAATTGGTGATGCAGACTTGGTCAAATCATTTGATACAAGTGAAGAAACGTTGGCAAATATTTGGAAAACAAAATATGCAAAAGGCCGCATCCGTCAATTACAAAAACAAAACAAAATATCATATGAAAACCTATTCTATGATGACTTAATCTATTTGACTTGGGAAGAAACCAAGGCAAAATATCTGCAACAAGTTGGCAGATAATTCAAGTATACCACAAATATGCTTGACAAACCTCATACATAATAGTATGATGTCAAATCTCACGCAATGTGAGTTTTTTAAATTATTAGGAGTTATATTATGGAAAAGCTATCCGCAAAGCAAAAAATCTTGACAGCATTGAAACAAACCAGTGGTTACAATACATTCACCGTAAAGGCTGCACAACGCCGTTTTGGTGTTAAGAATGTTTCTGCTCGTATTGAAGAACTTCGTAAAGAAGGTCATGTAATCTACACAAACACACGTTACACTGAAAGTGGACAGAAAATCAACTTCTATCGCCTTGGTACTCCAACCAAAGCAATGGTTAAGACTGCAATGAGTGCAGGTTATTCTCTGACTGCTTAATCTTATAAGGGCTCGGCCTTTTGGTTGAGCCCTATTTTTATTGGAGAAAAAATGGAAATTAATATCAAAACAGAAGAATTGCGTAAGTATAGTATATTTGTCGCAACACCAATGTATGGTGGAATGAATCATGGCTTGTATATGAAGGCATGCCTTGATTTACAGGGACTTTGTATGCAATACGGCATTCAAGTTAAGTTTTCATTCCTGTTCAATGAATCTCTAATCACACGGGCCCGCAATTATTTGGTTGATGAATTTTTGTATCGTTCTGATTGCACACATATGTTGTTTATCGATTCTGATATCAACTTTAATCCACAAGATGTTATTGCAATGTTGGCACTGGAAAAAGATGTTATTGGTGGTCCTTATCCAAAGAAAGCCATCAAATGGCGTTCTGTTAAGAGAGCAATCGAAAAGAATCCAGACATTGAAGCACAAGTGTTGGAAAAAGTTGCTGGTGATTTTGTTTTCAATCCAGTTAAAGGTACTGCACAATTTTCAGTTACAGAACCACTAGAAGTTCTTGAAATTGGTACAGGCTTTATGATGATTAAACGTGAAGTATTCCCTAAGTTTGCTGCACAAAATCCTCAACTGAAGTACAAGCCAGATCACGTTGGTCAAGCTAACTTTGATGGTACACGTTTCATTCATGCATTCTTTGACACAACTATTGATAAGAATTCTGAGCGTTACTTGTCAG